CCGGGCACGGCGAACAGTTTGCACAGATCGAGCGCCAGTGGCCCAATGGCGGCCGTTGACGGTGCCCTAGGCCGATCCCGCCACCCCCTTCGGCCGGTCTCGTAATCCAAGCCCTCGAAGGGGGAGACATCTTTCGTGTCAGCCATGCCACGCATAGTTGCACGCAAAGAGCGCCTATGCTAGCGTCGCCGTGTTTCATGCCTAGCCCCGTTCCACCGCACACGAGCACCCGCGAGCAGCGTCGGGGGCCAGCGGTGAAGCAAGCCACCACGGTGCCGAAATGCGCAGAATGCGGACGCCCGACCTGCCCGACCACGGATCCATGCTGGTACCAGCGGTGGACCGAATCGAGGCAAGGATGAGCGCGCGGCTGCGGTTGGTGCTCGAGGGTGACGCATCGAGCCTCGGCGCAGCTGATCGGGTGGAGCTCGAGCGAGTCGTCCTGGGTCTCCCTCGCAGGGGTGCGGCGTGAGTGTCCTTCGGATCGACACGGTGACGCTGCTTCGGCGCGACGCCGTCGAGGTCACGGCCGAGGGCTTCCGCATTTATGACGCGCTGTTCGCACGGTCCGGCCCGCAGAGCTACCCCGACGGCAAGGGCGGGATCATCGTGGAACACAGGCCGGACGGCGAGGTGTTCTCCGACCCATCGCTCGCAAGCTACGACCTCCGCCCCCTCGCAGACCTCCACCCACCGGTCAACCTCGACGGCGAGAACGCTAGGTTCTACGCCCGCGGTGCCACGAGTGCGGGCCGCAAGCACACCGACGGTCGCCATGTAGCCGGCCGCCTGTCTGTCTGGGATGCGGAGTTGATCGACAAGTTCGACGCCGCAGCCGCCGAGGGCCGTGACATGGAACTGTCCGCCGGATACATGCTCGATATCGACCCAACCCCGGGGGTCACAGCCTCGGGCGAGCGGTACGACGCGATCCAACGGAACATCAGGATCAACCACGTTGCCGCCGTCCTCGCCGGGCGAGCTGGCACCGCGCGAGTGGTCACAGACGCCGCCGACGCTTGGGACTTCGCAGACCCCAAGCTGCTCGCAAACATTGCATCCAAGCGCCAGCGCCGGGTCTATGTAGATCAGGGCCGCTGGTCGCGCCACGACTCCGCCGACCTACGTCGACAGCACACCAAGACCAAGGATACCAAGATGAAATTCCAGATCGATGGCAAAGACGTCGAGCTCGACGTGCCCGACAAGGCGACCCCTCAACAGATCGCAGACGCGGTCACCAAGCACGGCGCGGCCGAGGCCAAGAAAGCCCAGGACGCCGCGATCAAGCTGGCGGTCGATGAGGCGCTGGCCAAGGTCAAGCCGAAGCTCGACGAGAAGCCCAAGGTTGACGCCACGCAGGCCGCCAAGATCAAGGAGCTCGAGGCCACCCAGGCCGCGAACGCCGACCGCGCTGACGCGCTGTCCGTGGCCCGCGTCGTCCTTGGCCTGGGCTACACCGCAGCCGACACCAAGAACATGAAGCTCGACACGATCGAGAAGGTGCTCGGCAAAGACGAACGCGACGCCGTCGCCAAGGACCCCGGCGCGCTCGGCTACGTGTTCGCGCGCGCCGCCAAGAAGTTCGAGGCTGACTCCCGCGTCGACCATGGCGCCGTGCTGCTCACCGAGATCCAAGCGTCACGAGCGAAGAACGCCCAGGACGGAGCTCCCAAGGACACCACCCAGGCAGACCGCAAGGCCGCCTCCGACCGTGCCGGCATGACCCGAGCACAGCGCAAGACGCACGACGCGAAGAAGGCGAGCTGACCGATGGCATACGAAGGATACGTCCAGACCAATCCCCTCGCCCTCCCCCGCACGATCGACCCCGCCGCGAGCCTGATCGAGCTCAACCCGCTGCCCCCACCGGGTCGGCCGATCGACGGCACCGCGGACCTCCACCCCGCGCGAGACGGCCTCTACCCCGCGGTCCAGCACGAGAACACGATCACCCTCGGCGGCACGATCACCGAGGGCAACGTGTGGACCATGACGATCACGCCGGTCCGCACCGGCCACGGGGTGGCCCTCGCTGATGCGCAGGTGCCAGTCGTGCTCACGGTGACGGTCAACGCGACCGCGACCGCCGACGCGCTCGGCATCCAGTTCGTGGCCGCTGCCCTCGCGTCATCCACGATCACCACGGTCGAGGGTGTGGGAGCGAGCACTCGGCTGTCCGAGATCCTCACCGTGACCAACGCCTCGGGCGTCCTGACCACGGTCGGGGTCAACCCTGGCGCGACCTACACGATCGCCATGTTGCCCGAGGCTGGCGGCACCGCGCCGGTTGTCGTCACCGTCAACGCTGTCTTGGCAAACCTGCGAATGGGCGTCTGGGTCGCTCGCACCGGCGCCCTCGCTGCCGACGGTCGCACCCCAGTGATCCGGCCCGTGGCCCCCGGCGACACCTACGACGACATGTGGGGCGTGGTCGCGGACGGCAACCGCGGCGAGGCGATCGACTCCGAGCTCGGCTACACGTTCCGCGCATACCGGGCCGGGCGGACCATCCCGATCCTGCCCAAGGAGGGTCACTACACGGTGACCTCCGAGGGGGCCGTCGATGCCTTCGACGATGTCTGGATCCGCACCACCGCCACAGGGGCCGAGGTGTTCGGGGCCGTCAACGATGACCCAGACTTCGTCGGCCAGGTCGTCACCGCGACCCCGGTCGTGGTCAATGACACGACCTACGCGGGCAGCGTCAGCGTCTACGATGGCGCAGGGGCCCTCGTGGCGAGCACCCTCTACAGCTTCCTCAGCGACGCGGGGGCCACGGACATCGAGATCTGTGACGGGATCCGAGGGGACCTCGACGCGGGCGCGGTCGTCACCGGCGGGTTCATCGTGACCAGCGGCACCACGACCCTGATCATGGAGTCGCAACTACCCGACCACACGATCAGCATCACCGGATCTGACGCGGGTGTCATGACGCCCGTCATCACCACACCCGCCACGAACGACCACGTGAAAGCCATCGGCCCGAAGATGTCGCGCACCACGGCCTCGGCCGGCTCGGCGTCGATCGACTTCAGCCTGTAAGGACCCAGCCCATGAACACCATGATCAACCCACGCATGAGCGGCTCCGCCGGATTCGTCGACGTCACCGAGTTTGGTCGGCCGATCAGCGGACGCAACGACGCGATCGAGCGCATGGCCAGGATCTTCAGCCAGGGGATCTCGAGCGGCACGATCCAACTCGCCGAGGGCAACGCGCGCCGATCCGACGCGATCGCCGTCGACGCGGCCGAGGTCTTCTGGACCAACGAGCTCGAGCAGATGATGGCCTCGATCACGCGTGGTCCGTCAACGACCACGTTCATGACAGGGCCCGACGCGCTGCTGCCGATCAAGACAACGCTCCGCCCTGGTCAGACCGCGCTGGTCTACGACATCGAGACCCCCACCGGCAACGCGAGCTTTGTCGAGCCCGACGGGATGCGCCGCCTTCCCCAGGTTGGCGAGTTCTCCGAGCGCAAGAAGCATGAGACCACATGGTCTGGTGTCGGCTACGGGTTCGGGTTGATCGAGGGGTGGCAGGCCGCCGAGCTTGGCCAGTCGCTCGATCAGTCGCGAGCGCAGACCGCCCAGTCCACGCTCCAGCGCTTCAATGAGAAGGTACTCCTCGACGGAGACATTGACCAGAACATCCCGGGCCTACTGGCGAACTCCAACGCGTGGATCGTCAACCTCGGAGCCGGCTTCGGTGCGCTCGCTTCGACCCAGGCCGATGAGGCGATGGTGCTGCTCCAGATCATGGATCACCACTTCAGCCGCCTGGCCAAGAGCTATGGCGGCATGGTGACAGGGGTGATCGCCCCCAAGACAGATCTCTACGCGCTCCAGCGGATGCGCTACGGGACCGCTGGCGAGGGGGCCGCGTTCTTGCCCCTCGCTCAAGCCGCCTTCCCGTGGCTGGCTCAGGTCGTCTGGATCGACGGCCTCGAGGGGCGCTCGCCCACCGGCGGGAACATCTGGCAGATGTGGTCCGACGACCCGAACGAGCTCTGGACCGAGCTCTCACCCACCCCCGCGCTGTATGGCCCTTGGACCGATGGCCTGCGCACCAGCTTCGCGCTGATCAGCCACCTCGGCGGCGTCATCTCCCGCCGACCCGAGCGCCAGGTCCGCTACCAGTTCTCCAGCTGACCGAGAGACCACGACATCATGGGAAAAAAGAACGCCAACACGATCGCCGTCGACATCGATGGCAACACCGTCGAGCTACAGCCAGGCGCCAAGATCACGGTGGTCTACATGGGCACCGTCGGCTCCGACGAATGGACCCACGAGTCTGGCACGACGATCAGCGATCGGGCCTACAAGCTGGCTCCGCTCACCCTGCACGCGGGGGCCACCGAGGTGGACGCTGCGTTGTGGGCCGACCACGTCGCCGCCAAGTCGCCGGGCCTCGTGGACCTCGATGAGCGCGGATGCCTCGAGGTGTTCCGCTCTCCGGCCGCCGTCCTCGCCCGCCCGGTCGCCTACATTCGCAAGGTCGTCAAGGTCACCCGTCATGGTCGCGTCCTGCGAGCGTGGGAGAAGTCCGAGGCCGCGCGCGATGAGCCTCGGAGGCGGATCCTTGCCGGCATCCGGGAGCGCGTGCGCATCTTCGGGGACTACGCGCCGCCCGTCATGCTCTCGATGTCTGGCCTCGCGGCCGTGGCCCCGATCCGCACCGTGGAGGCGCAGCCAAGCGCATGAGCTGCCCGGCTGTCATCGCTGACTTGCCGACAGAGTTCGCCGCCGTCGACCCCGTCGACGCGCAGGCGGCTCTCGATAGCGCGTGCGCGATGCTGCCGGACGCACAGATCACCCGGCACCTCGGCGAGGACGTTGCGAAGATCGCTCACTGGAACGGTGCCGCTCACTTGCTGACCTGCGCCGGGCTCGGCGACGGAAGCACGGACAGCGGCACCACCAAGAGCGAGCGCGTTGGCGATGTTTCCGAGACCAAGCAAGTCGCTGCTGCCAGCGCCCTCGGCATCTGGGCGGGGTCCTGCTACGGCCTCGTGGTCGCCGGCATCCTCGCTCAACTACCTCGACGCCGGAGAGGTCGAGGCTTCCCGCTCGCTGTTCGATGAGGACCAACCAATGGCCAAGAAGAAACCCAAGAGCACCGACACAGCCTCCGCCGTCACGCGTGAGGAGCCGGTCTCGTCGGAGACCATCACCGTCGTGTTCGCAGACGCGCAGCCTGGGGCATGCCGACTCGCGGGCAACTCGCTGGTGCTCATGCCCGGCGACAACGATCTCGAACCCAACACCGTTGAGGCGCTCAGGTCCCACCCGATCGGTGAGCGCTGCCGCGTCGACGGCAAGCGCCTGCGCGAGCCCCCCAAGCCCGCCAAAGACTGACCCATGGGCATCGAGATCACCGTCACCGAAGACCGCACGCAGTGGGACATCCTCACTGCGAGGTTGCGGCGTTCGGGCGGTGCTCGCATCGAGGCCGGGTTGTTCAGTCAGAAGCAAGCGCGCAAAGGATTCCTAAACGAGGTTGGCAGCCGTGACGGCAAGCTGCCCTCGAGGCCATGGGCGAGCGTGACCGGGGACAACTCCGTCGACGCGATCGGTGCTGTCGCTGGCAAGGGTGTCTCCGCGATCATCAAGGGCGTGGATCCAAAGGTGGCCTACACACCCACAGGCAAGCTCATCGAGGATCGCCTGGTCGACACGATCATGAGCGGCCGAGTGCCAGGGCCTGCGAACGCCGAGAGCACGATCCGCGCCAAGCGCCACGCGCAAGTCCTGATCGGCAAGCGCGCGAACCGCAAATCACGCGACCCCCACATGGTGGACTCGATCACCCACCGCGTGCGAGTGCGCAAGGCGGTCAAGCCGTGAGCATCGCCGGCGTCATCCGCAAGCGCTCGCGCCTTGTCGAGGTGCTGCTGCCCGGCCTCGCCACTCGAGGGCCAGACGGGCGCGCGACATCGGCCGCACCAGTCACCGCGGTCGTCAAGCTCCACGTGCAGCCCGGCACCGCTCGCCCGACCACGCTCCGCCGAGACAACAGCGGCGACCAGAGCAGCGGTGGGGAGGCCCGCGTGTGGGTGACTGACTCCGAGGTGGCCAAGGCCTTCGAACTCGGCGACGGCGCCGAGACCCCGCTCGGCCTGGTGACGCTTCCGTTTGCTCCGCCCGAGGACGCCGACGGGCCACCCGGCGCGCGCGTGGCGTGGAACGGCCGATCGTGGGAGCTCACCGAAGATGAAGCCTGGAGCGAGAACGGCGCCTACCAGCGCTACATGGCGACGGATCGGGGGGCAGCATGACCGCCCCGATCGCCTGGGTCATGCTCGAAGACGCGGTCCACGACTGGGTCGCGAGTGCCACCTCGATCCCCGGCTCCGACGTCTACTTTCTCGAGCAGCGTGAGGTCGGCTTGCCCCGCCCCGCTCCGCCCGCCGCGGAGATCGAGACCCTCACGATCAACACCATCGGCCGCACCGATGAGGACCGCGTCCCGCAGATCATGCAGCAGCGGTACACGGTCACGGCCGACGGGCCCGGCACGGTCGGCGTGCAGTTCTACCTGGGCTACACGCTCACCCCGCAGACGATCTCGATCACCGCTGGCGTTGGCGACCCGCCTGCCACGAGCGCGGCCGCCTTGCTGGTGAAGCTGGGGACCGACCTGCCCACCGGCGTCACCGCAGCAGCGGACCCCGAGGACACGGCGAGCGTCATCGTCACGGGGTCCGAGTCAGAGCCGCTGTACTCGGCGACCTCGGCCGATATCGCGTTTCTCTCGGTGACCACGTTGCTCGAGCGCTTCGCCACGGTCCGGTCTGCCTGGACGCGCATGACCTGGCGCGTGACATTTCGGTCCGCCAAGACCCGAGGCCACGACACAGCGATCGCCTTGCTGTCCAAAGCCAAGATGGCGCTCGACCGAAGCCTGCGCCCCAAGCTCGGCGCGGCGGGGTGGCTGTACAAAGGCGCCCTCGCGTCGAGCTCCGCACCGACCGACGGCAAGAAAGAGACCGCGGCGATCTTCGACTTCGCGCTCGAGGGCAACGCCACCGAGGCTGTCCAGGCGATCGCCATGCGCGCGGCCGCTCAACCTGCCTCCGCTTTCACAGGGTAGACCACCATGCAGAATCCGTGGATCCTAATCAGCACCAGCCTTCAGCCGACGCCCCCGGCTCCACCGGATACCGCGCGGGTCTACGGCCTCGTGGCCCCCGTGGGCTCCGAGCCTGCCGCGGTGACCGCGTTCGCCACGATCTACACCTCGCTCACCGGCCTCACTGACGACGGTTGGGTCGCTGGCGATGCCGTGTTCGACGCGGCCGAGGACCTCTTTGGAAACAGCGCCGTCGCCACGGACACCGCCGTCACGCGGATCATCGTCGTCAAGCGCGCCTCGCCTGTCGATGAGGTGTGGACCTACCTGGTCAACAGCGCCGACGACGGGATCCACACCGCTGAGATCGGGGGCGTTGTTGCAGGCACGTTCACCGCGTCGACGGACACGGTAGACGTCATCCGCACCGGCCTAACGGACGCGATCAACCTTGGGGCATTCGCGGCCTCGCACACCGCAACCGACACGATCGCCGCGACCCTGAGCGTCACCGGCGACGCTCCCCCCGGCGTACCGTTCACGCTCACCGGCTCAGCTCCGAGCGGCACCGCCCCGACGATCACCAGGACGGTCGACGCGGTCGGGCTGTTCGCTGACCTCACCGCGGCCTACACGCTCCAGCAGTGGTGGGGCCTGTTGCTTCCGAGCGAGGAGAACAGCTTGGCGCTCGATGAGGCCCGCCGCTGGGTCGACGCCGACACCACCACTCGCCGCGGCTTCCTGTTCGCTCAGCAGGTCGACGTTGGACTTGCGGACTCCGTCGACACGGACAACCTCGCCTTGACCTGGCAGCTCGCAAAGCGCGCGCGGTCGAAGGTCTGGACCCACCCAACCCCTACCGAGTACATGGTTGCGGCCATGATCGGCAAGGTTGGCGGGGCATTTCCTGGCTCGCGCGCCTGGCACTACCTCCCGCTGTCTGGGAGCGTAGAGAGCACGCTGACGCCAGCCAGGACCGCGGGCCAGTTGCAGACGCTCTTTGATCGGCGCGTCGGCTACACCGCTCGATTCTACGGGCCCACCTCGGAATTGACGATCCACCACGGCCAACTCCCAGACGACCACTTCGTTGCCCAGGTCCACGCCGCCGACTGGTGGTGGTTCGCGACCACCGTCGCCATGGATGCGGAGATGAAGTCAAACGCGGGCGCCGACCTCGATGAGGCTGGGCTGCGCGGGCTAGCGACAGCCGTCGAGGTCGCCACGACTCCGATGATCAACGCGCGGGTGCTCGCGGCCAGCTCGGTGAGCGTGACCTTCACGCCGATCGCAGACATCCCGCCCGGCGAGTTGGCGATCGGCGACTACCAGACCACCGGCCGCATCACGGTGTCCGGTGTCCTCACCCCCAAGCTGCGCAGTCTCGCCGTCCGGGCAGAGTTCGCGGTTGTGCCCGCGTAGGAGTCCACCATGGCAGCCAACGAAACTATCGTTTTCAGCATCGAAGAATTCGACCTGCGCGTTCTCAATCGCCGAATCCATGCGATGCCAGACACCGGCGTGATCGCGACGATCGAAAAGGGGAGCCCAAGGGCAGCGATCACCGCGGGGTTGTTCAATACGCTCAAGATCTCGATCATCAAGTCCTCTCTCTACACGGCCACGATCAACGTCCTGCCGGGGTCGAGCGACGACGCGTGGCTGTTTGGCGCTGCGCAAGAGACCGAGAACTCCGGCCTCATCCTGACCATGAGCGCGGTCCATCAGACCAGCAAATGGATCAGCGACGCCTGCGTCATCATGGCGGATCCTACCGTTACCTTTTCTTCTGACGGAACCGAGGTCAACGCGTGGACGATCTCCGGCAACTTCCCGCTCGTGAACATGGGTAAGTTCGTAAACCCGGGCACTCTCACTGCTGACCAGGTCACCGCGTCGCTCCAATGACCACAGAGATCATCACCGCCGGCCGAACATGGCACGTCACCCCGCTGGGGGTCGAGGCGCAATTCGAGATCGAGGTCATGATCGCGCGGGTGTTCGGCGCGGCTGTTGCCTACGGTGCGGCCGCGGCCGTCGAAGGCCTCGTGCCCGCGCTGCTCGTGGCTCTGCGCAAGCTCACCGGAGAGGGCGACAGCTTCGACCTCGCCGGCCTCATGCAACTGTGGGAGGGCGGCGACGAGGACGACGACAGCACCGGGTTCTCTCGTGACCCTCGCGTCCGTGATGCTTGGGAGACCATGCTGGGCGCCCTCGCCGAGACCGCCGGGGACATCGTCGTGCGCGCCCTGCCCACGATCACGGACCGCCTCGACCTCGATGACGTGCGCCGGCTGTTCGAGCTGGTCGTCATCCGCGGGTGCTGCCCGGAGACCGAGTCGCACCCACAAGGTGCCCGCCTCGCCGACTGGGCCGCCGCTGGTCGCCTGCTCGCTGGTCACCCACCCGCGGCAAAGTGGGAGCTGCTCGCAGCCGCCCTCGCCGTGACGTATGGCCCAGGCCAGAGCCAGGCCGATGAGGGGGAGGGGTGAGCGCGTGCGTCGAGGCCGCTACACGCAGCCGTGGGAACGAGTCGAGATCGGTGGCAAGCACTGCCATCTACAGATCCTGCATCCCGAAGCGGCCTTCGAGCTCGAGCCGAGGATCGTCGGCGCAGCTGGGGACACGCTCGCCCTAGCGATCGCCGCCCCGCACACGATCGCCGAGGGGATCGTCGAACGTGCATCGCGTGGTGAGACCGAGGCGGAGCAAGAGATCCTGCGCCTGGCCCTGATCGCTCGCACGATCACCGCGTGCCTGGCTGCCATGCGCCTCGACCTCGAGCTGGTGCTCGAAGTGTTCGGCACGCTGGTGCTCGGCCGCATGTCGGTGAATGGCCGGGAGATCGACGATATGGCCGACTGGTCTCGCGCGTTCGGATCGAGCCCGCGCGCAAGGTGGACCGCGATCGGCCAGGCGATCAGGCTCACATACGGTCCCCTGTGGACCCGCTCACCCTACGACCTTCGAGCTCACCTCACTGGCCCGCGCCGTGACGACGTGCCGATGCCGCCTGGTGTTACCCCGGTGGGCATGTGGTGCGACCAACTTGCAGCCCAGGGCAGGGCCACGAGCGCGCGAGAGATCCTCACCTCGTGGACACCGGTCGAACTGATCGACGCCGTCGAGGCGCTGGCCTACACGGCGGAGCGCGAGCGGCGGGCACAACTTGCCGCGAGGTCGGAATCGTGATGGTGCTCTCATGGTGATCCGCAAGTTCGTGATCGCGATCATCACGAAGTATTCGGATCGCGGGGTCAAGAAGGCCAACCGCGACTTGGCGAATTTGGCCAAGCAAGCCAAGAAGGCAGCTCTCGGCGTCAAGGCGCTCGACAAGGCTCAGGACCAAGCTGCTCGAGCGGCAGTCAAGACAGCAGCCGGAGCGCGCAAGGCCGGGGCTGCTGCCGCGTCATCTGGGCGCAAAGCCAAGGGTGCGGCGTTGGGTTGGGCTGCGCTCGGCACCAGCATGCGGAGCATGGGCCCGCTGGCCTTGAACGTCGCGCGAGGCATGGGGGTCGCTGCGTTGGGGGTCGTGGGCGTCGGCGCGGCTGTCGTCGGGGTCGGTGCGAAGTTCGAGAGCCTGCGAGCGCAGCTCAATAACCTCCTCGGCGGCGTCGATGAGGGGACGGCCGCTTTCAAACAGATTCAAGGGTTTGCGAAGTCGACGCCCTTTCAGGTTGAGCAGATCACAGAGAGTTTCATCAAGCTACAGAACCGCGGGATCAAGCCGACGGAGGAGCGGCTCACGGCATTCGGCGACATCGCCGCGGCCAACGGAAAGGAACTCGACCAGGTCACCGAGGCTGTGCTCGACGCGACCCAAGGCGAGGGCGAGCGGCTGAAGGAGCTTGGTATCAGGATGAAGGTCAACGGCGACAAGGTGTCGTTGGCCTTCAAGGGCCAGACCACCGAGGTCGACAACACCGAGGCTGCAATCACCAATGCGTTAGTAGGCTTCGGACAGCTCGAAGGCGTATCAGGGTCGATGGCTGTGCAGATGGACACGACCAAGGGCGTGATCTCCAACCTCAAGGATGGGATCGCCAACTTCTTCGACCAAGTTGCGCAACTCGGCGTGCTCGACGAATTCAAGGGGCTGCTAAAGGACATCGCCAACGTTGGCGGCGATGGGGAGGGGCTCGCTGGCACGCTCGCGTCGTCCCTGATCAAGGTGCTCAAATCGCTGCGTGAGGCGATCCAATCGATCACAAAGGAGGACGTTGAGAGTTTCTTCACCGGGTTCATGGACATAGCGACGGCGATGGCGACCGTGCTTGACCTCCTGGTCGGCGCCATGCGAGTCGTGATCGATGTAACGGGCAGCACCGAGGCCGCCTTTGCCACGCTCGCCGTCGGGACCATCGCCCTACAGGCTGCATTCATGGGCCCGGCCGGGCTAGTGTTCGCAGCTGGGGCTGCTGGTGTTGCGATCGGTGCGCTCCTGAACAAGTTCCTGGGTGCGAGCGACGCCGTCGAGGGGCTGCTCGAGGGCGTCACCGGCCTCGACGATGAGCTCGCAAAGCTCGACGCTCTCAGCGGCGGCACCACTGCCAAACGCGGTGCGCCTGGGTTCATCGCCGGCGGCCAAAAGGTCAAGAAGGTGGACACGATCGACCTCGCCGAGGCAGCAGCGACAGCGGCCAAAGACCGCGCGCTCAGCCGAGGGATCAGCGAAGAGGGCGCCGCGTTCTTTGCCCAGCAGGCCCGCGAGGATGTGCGGGAGACCGCTGGTGCCGGACGCGCGTCACGCAAGGCCACCGAGGCGATCGCTCGCGGCGAGGGTGCGGGGGAGAGTCCGCTCGTGCGCCGGGCAGCGATGGCGGCCCTCGAGCAAGAAGTGTCCGGCGACCTGGCCAAGCTCGAAGGCAAGGCCGCCAAGACGATCGCGGGCAAGAGGAAGAAACGACCACGGCGCAAGGGCAAGGGCCGCAAGAAAGCCAAGCCCACGGCCGTCGACGATGGGACCGAGAACATCCTCGATGTGCTAGGGCTCAAGGGTCCCGGCGCGGTCATGGAGAAGCGACCCCCACCGCACACGCTGATCATCAATCTCAACGTGGTCGTGAAGATGATCGAGAATCTCGTGGTGAATATCAGCGCCGCGGCTGGCTCGACCCTCGGGCAAAACGCGGCGGCGGCCGGGGCCGAGATCGCCACGGCCCTGGAGTCCACCCTCACCGCCGTACAGAAGGCCGTGGTATCAATCATCGAGGTGAACGCTGAGGCCCTCGTGAATCAGCAAGGCGGCGGCCGCCAGCTCCCGGGGGTGTCCGGTGGCTAGCCTGGTCAGCGGCAAGTTTCTCGAGGCGATCAATCTGGTCGGCGATGTCGCCCGCGAGGCGCTTCGCACGGTCGTCCCAGGCGTGGTCACCGCGAAACGGCGGCAACTACAGCGCGAGCGCGACGTTGAGTTCGACCCCGGCCCGGGTCGGCGCGAGGGTGGCGAGCAGGTCGGAGACGGGCCCGTGGACAACGCCCCAGTTCTGACCATCGGCGGCGGCGGGTTCGGCCTGCTCATACCGGTCCGCGTGGGCGACGAGGTCCTGGGCTTGTGTGCGGACCGTGGCGCGCAGGCGTGGCGCAAGAACCGCGACCCCGGGCAGAGCTTCATCTTCGACGCGCGGCACCACAATCTCAACGACGCGATGCTTTTGCCGGTGTCGATCACCGCACCCGAGACGGCGCCCGTGGACTGGGGGGATGACTTCTATCTGGTCGGCCCGGCGGGTCACGCGATCAAGGTGGCCGGCCTGGACGGCGAGGTCACGATCACCACGGAGAACGCGACTCTGACGCTGACCAAAACAGGCGACATCACGGCGACCACGGCCGGCACGATCACGCTCGACGGCTCGACGGTCAACGCTGGGGCCCCTGCCGCCGAGGCACTGGCCAAGGCGCAGGCGTTGCTCACGGCCATCGATGCTGGGTGGACCGCGGCGGTTTCAGCAGCGGCGGCCATCGTCCCGCCGAACGGCGACGGCGGGACAGCGGGCCTCACGGCGGGGCAGATCGCGTGGGACGCCGCCAAATCCGCGATCGCCACCACGAAAGCGATGGGCGTCTGATGCCACTCCTGCCCCTCGGCTCCCTCGGCAGCCCCGGTCGGATCGGTGACGTGCAGATCGACGTCATCACCTCGATCTCCTCGCCGGTCCGGTTCGATCGGACCACTACGCGCTTGGAGAGCGGCGCCCCGATCACCCGACACCGCCAGCGGCTCGCGCAGCAGATCGTGATGGAGGTCCTGATCACCGACGCGAACCCCTACGCGCTCGCGCTGCCCCCCCTCATTTGGGAACTCTTCCACTCGATCAGGACGCGCGAGCGGCTGCTACGACTCCAGGACACCGGCGAGGAGCTCGACGTGTTCGACGGCCGCGAGTTCCGGCGCACGCCAGCGGGGCGCACGGTCTGGGTGATCGACGAGATCGACGACACCCTCGAGCCCGGCAAGGACGGGACCTGGGCAGCCACGATCACGCTCGGCGAGTCGGAGCGCGCCGAGACACTGTTCACCTCGGCCCTGCCCAACGTCGACCCATCTCTCGCTGATGCGGTCGGCGGTGTGAGCGAGGGGGGCCGGCAGAGCGCGACCACGGCGGACGCTGGCACCACCGCGGCCGTTGTCGGGGGGCTGTCGTGATCATCTTGAATCTCGACGTCGACGGCAAGACCGGTCGATCCACCGAGCAGAAACTCGACGGTGTCGACTATCAGATCGAAGTGTTCTGGCTGGACACCGAACAGATCTGGGTTGCTTCGCTGTACGATGCCGAGCGCGAGCCCCTGCCCATCCAAGGGCGCGCGCTCAGGCACAACGCCGACCTACTACGGTCGATCAGCGACCCGCGTCTACCCGACGGCGCGCTGGTCTGCCGGGACACGAGCAACCGCCAGCAAGACCCCGGCCGCAACGACCTCGACTCGGACGGTGCTGTCCGCCTCATGTATGTCACGGCCGCTGAGAAACTGGCGGCAGGGGTGATCTCGTGACCCAGCCGCGCCTGTTCGCACGGTGCCGCGTGACCAACGGCACCGGCACGTTTGACTCTGGCAACCCAATCACGGCCGAGCGGATCAGGATTCAAGCCAGTGGCACGTGGACCCTCGAGCCCACGCCGAACACGATCGAGATCCGGCTATTCAACCTCGCGCCGGAGACAGCGGATCTGATCTCGGGCACAGTGCGCAAGCGGATCGACTGGACGCCGAAGGAGCGGGCACAGTTACTCCTGGCTGGGGCCAGTGCTGCGCCGATCGAGATCACGACAGACAACGCCGGCCTGGCCTCGGTCGAGCTCGACTGGGGCTACCACGTGCCCGGCGCAGCGGCGATCATCCCGCCCCTGTCCCTGGGTTTCGTGGGCAGCTCGAACAGCATCACGACCAAGCCGGACGGCCTCGACATGGTCACGACGATCCGCGCCGAGGACGGCGGCCACACGCTTGGCGCGGCGTCGGTCGTGCAGGTGAGCGGGGGCGGGCTCGTGAGCTTTCGCAGCAAGTCATACAGCGCGGGGACGAACGTCGTGGACATCGTCGTGGACCTGATCAACGCGATCGGGCTGACCGTGGACCGAGCTCGGCTGGAGAACACGCTGGCGACGTCGACGATCGCAGGCGGTGGGACGGCGGCGGATTTGCTCATCTCTGGGAGCTACACGTGCAGCGGCCCGGCCGTCGATCATCTCCGGTCGTTCCTGTCCGCGGTCGACCTGCGCTGGTCGATCCAGAGCGGAGAGTTCCTCTTGCTCGACTCGAGCAGCGTGATCCCAGGCTTCCCGGTGCTCATGTTGTCCGACGCGGACGGAACCCTCCAGGGGCCAGTGGAGCGGCTGCAAGCCCAGGAGATGGCGGCGGTCACATGGGCGAACCCGCTGGCTCGACCGGGCAGGCAAGTCGAGATTCAAGGGGTGGACGTGGGCACACAGTACCGGATCGACCAGGCAGACCTCGAACTCGACACGTATGGGGGAGGGTCCTCGCGGCTCAAGCTCGACGCCCTCCAGACGATCCCGGAGGTGTTCTGATGTCCGGCGCAGTGTGGGACATCGACACGGACGCGGATCCGCCCGCGCTCGTGCACCCGTTGGTGTACGTGACCGGGTCCGAGGCCGTGCGGGTGCGCGTGTGGATGAAGCTTGCTACGCCGCTCGGCGGCAACGCCCTCGACACCAAGGACGGCCTCGACCATAGGCGGCTCATGCAGCCGGACACGAGTGACGCTGAGCGGTCGGCGATGGTGCGAGAGGCTGTGCTCGATGTCGAGGGCGTCGCGGAGATCACAGGTGAGCCAGATGTATCCGTGGATTTCGATGTCGAGCCAGGGCCGAGGCTCTCGATCAAGGTCGAGGCTCGGACGATCTACGATGACCCGATCGCGGTGACGTTATGAGCACGGATTTTGGATATGACGAGACCCTCGGGTTTGTGCCCGCGACCTACGACGGCCTGTTCGCCTCGTGGCAGACCGCCTACACAGCGGCAACCACGGAGAACGTCGACGTTGAGAACGGCGCAGCTGCCGACCAGGGGCGCTCGTTCGCTGTCATCTTGAAGGCGGCGTATGACGATCAGCTCGGCGTATATAACGCGGGTTGGGTGGACGGCGCACCTGGGACCGGTGGCGTGGCCAGCGGCAGCTCCCTCGAGCTGCAGTTGACCCCGAAGATCGGCCCCAAGCTGCTGGCCACGGCCTCGACGATCACGATCAGCATGGGCGCGGCCGCGGGGCCGGCGGTCAACGTGCCGGCGGGGTCGAAGCTCGTGATCGACGGCGAGACGCTGCCCTGGTCGCTCGACGCGCCAGTGGTGATCCCTGGTGGCGGCTTCATTGACGGTGAGTACACGTTCTCGGAGACCGGGCCCAAGACCGCGATCGTCTCGTCGACGTGGGCGATCACCACCCCGGTCAGCGGGTGGGTGACCAACACGAACGCAGCACCGGCCGTTGTCGGGCGCGACATCGAGACTGACGCCGAGTACCGGGCCCGGTTCCGCGCGAGCACGTCGGACAACGTCGTGGCAGCCGTCCTAAAGGTCACGGGCGTCACCGCTGCCACCATGATCGAGTGGCCGTATGATTCGGCTGACGCGTTCTGGGGCCTCAAGAGGTGGATCGAGATCATCGCGGTCGGCGGGGATGACGTCGAGATCGCCACCGCGATCCAGGGTGCCCGCGCGAAGTCGGTGACCACGGTCGGCAATGTCTCCGTCGCGCTCACGGATGCGAGCTATGTCGGCGGCTCGGTCACCAACAAGTTCTCGCGCCCCGTCCCTGTCCAGGTCCACGTGGAGGTCACGATCAGCCAGGGAGAGGGCTACCCCGCGGACGCGTCGTCGGGGGCGTCTGTAGCTCGCGAGACGACGATCAAGGAGGCGATCGTCGCGGCCGCTGCTCTCTACGTCGCCGGCCAGGACGTTGTGAGTTTCCAACTGCAAACCGTCGTTGGCTCCGCTGGGATCCCCGGCATCGCCGACGCCGTCGTCCTCGTGGGGTTCGTCGACCCGCCGACCGTCAACGGCACATTGATCATCCCAGACCGCGAGCAGGCCACGATCGCGCTCGTGGATGTCGACGTGATCGGAGCTTGAGCCATGCCCTACCCCGACCCCGTCTATGGCTCGATCACGATCGACACCAAGGCCCTGTGGGAACAGACATTCAGGCCGCCCCTGGTCATGGACCCCGAGGGGCTCGTGTGGCGCGATGTCGTGACCGGGATGTTCGACGACCTGCTCGAGTCGCAGTTCATGCTTCGATGGCGGACGCGTGGGATCGCTGGCACCGAGGGGATCTTTCTCACGGCCAAGGGTGCCGAGCTCTCCTGGCCTCGCCCCGATGGCTGGTCTGACGCCCGCTACAAAGCGCCGGTCCTGGCGATCGACGGAGGCGCGTTCGGCCGCCGCGAGCCGCAGGCGACGATCGACCTCGCCGAAGCACTGGTCGATGGGGCTCAGACCGTCGAGATATCGCACACGACACCGCTGGTCTACTGCGTGGTGTTCTACTCCACGACGGCCGATGAAGCGGAGCTGTATCTGAACGCGCTGGAATTCGTCCGTCCTCGCGGGACCACGCTGTGCTTGATCTATAGCCCGGTAGCCAAGGCGGACACGTTCGTGCTCGACACGAGCTTGCTCGACGGGCCGCACGTCCTCGCCGGGCTAGCCTAGACGACCAGCTTCGCGCCGCTGGTGATCACGATCCGCACCGCGGACGCTGGCCCCGTGTGGGTGACCGAGACCAGCCCGCAAAAGAAGCGCTGCCCCGGAGCGATGTCGCGGTCTCGCAGGCCGGTTCCGAGGGGCCGCTCGGGCGCGCCTCCGTCGGTCAGCCTGGTTGTGGTCGCGGTCTCGAGCACTGCATCGGGGTTCGGGTCTCGCATGACCAGGCGCGCGTCGATGGTCGTGAGCGCGTCCGTGACCGGCTCCGCCGTTGGGCCGGTGCCTGTGTACCCGGTGATCTTCCAGAGCACGGGCGAGGCGGTGCACAGCAGCTCGAGGCCAGCGGTCGGCGCCTCCTGGCTCCCGTCGGCTGCCCACGTGTCCCCGGCAAAGGGTAGGGCTTCGGTGCGCACGAGGATCGGGGCGGTCATGGGCGGGAGTCTACCACGCTGGGCGGCGGCGTCAGCGCTCGGGTGGGTGTGCTACGGTCCGAGCCGGTAGCCACGCGGCGCGGCTTTCGTAAGAGCCTGAGGAAACGACCGTGATCGGTCGGCGTCGCTAGGGGCCCTGGGTGTCCCATGACCCGGGGTCCCTTTTTTGCGCGCGCGTGGTAGACACGGTGCATGGGATTCGAAATCACAGCACCCACAGACATCCCCGTCGACGGCGACGGCTCGCAGAACGTAGCGACGTGGGGTGAGGACGGCGGGCCCTTCACCGTTCCCTCCCCAATGGAGGATGACGGGTTCGACCCCGCAACTGCCCTCAACGCCAACTCCCTAAACTACCCGTACAGCCGGTACGGTCGCTGGATCCGCTCGCTGGTCAACCGCTCGGTGTTCGCCGACGAGGGACTTTTCGCCACGTGCATCGTGAGCCAGGGGACGTGGAACATCGGTGCTGCCACGCTCAACGTCACGCTGACGCCAACCCGCGTCGTGGTCGACGCTACTGGAGACGGCGGCGTCGTGCTCGAGATCAAGGGGCCCCCGGGCTCGCCCGAGACGCTCACCGCGAACAAGGACACCTACCTCAACCTCGATGAGGAGGGCAACTACGAGCTGCAAGAGGTCGGCAACGGGGCCGGCGCGCCCACTCCGACCGTGGGCTACGTCAACATATGGATCCTCGTCACTGACGCCGGGGAGCTCACCAGCGTCAGCACCCCGGCGTCAGTGATCCCCGCGCCGTGTTTCCTGAACCTATGCGCGCTGGCTGCGATCATCCTCGGAGACGCGACGGTTCTAGGCGATCTGGCCCTGACTGGGGAGGCGCGGTTCACCGATTCAGGCACGACGCTCCCGACTGTGGCGGGCGCGTTCAGGAACAATGGCACCTTTTGGTCCGTGCGAGACACGCTCGGGGTTCACACGTTCAGCGACCAGAAACGAGGGTATGACCCGACGTTCGCCGTCAGTGCCGGTGAACTCGACACCGGAGCCGTGGTCACCAGGCGCATTGCGGTCAATGAGCGCGTCTGGGTTACGCTAACGTTCAGGTACGAGAACTCGGTTGCAGACATCGCTATCATCTCAAAAATCACCTATACGAGCGGCGTGGGTAACGGCACAGTCCTGAACACAACTGTGAACGCCGATCTAGCCGCCAGGGGGTACACTGCGGCGTTTGAGTTAGACTGGGGGCCATCTGACGATGCAATCGTAACAGAGGCAGACTTCACATTCACCGCGCGGCTAGGCAACGCCTCAGGCAACCTGGCCGCCGCTTTCATTGGGCTCAAGGTCACCAGCAATTTCAAGGTCTAGTGCGTGCCAGCCACCATGCCGCACCCGACGTCAAGGCCGTCAAGCCCAGAACACACGGGCGCCACGCTTACGCCCCAGCCATCGAACATGCGCAGGCAGGCGACGTGGTCCACGCCGTCGATGATGACGCACACGTCAACATCAGGATCAGGCTCGCAGGCCCACACGGTGGCCAGGTCGTACTCTGGCAGTGTGCCTATGATGTCCGCCGACATGGCAGGGGACCACGACTCCGTGCCAACCCAGCGGCCCGAGCACCCCTGTTCGCTGCACTCGATCTCCGCGATGTCCAGGCGCTCACAGCCGCCCATGTCAGGCCTCGAGGGCTCGGCCGTCTCGAGCTCGGTCTCGGTCGCGCCCTCGCCGTCACCATCCCCGCCCCAATCCCCCGTATCAACCACGACCAGCGGCATGCAGCCCAGACACGTAAGCGACCACACAAGGGTCAGTGTTGCGAGTAGCGCACTGTGGGTCGCGCGCGTGCTAGTATTGCCGTCGTTGGGAGTAGCTTGTGTCACAATGATGCTCCTGACTGCCCATGCTGTTACCGCAGCTGGGCACTATGTGGCTGCACGTATATCAGACAATGACCCGGTGCGATAGCGCTCCCGACAAAAAACACCCCTCAACTCTCGAGGATGGCCATCAGCGCGGCGTCGTCTTTGTCGACCTTGGCCTCACGGAGCGCTGCGGCCAGGGCCTCGCATGAGACACCCTTCACGTGCACCACCACGGCGTAGGTCGTCAGAGAGATCGTATTGCGAGCATCTGGATCCGCGGCTGGGTGGCTAGCGTCCACGAGAACCATCTGCTCGGCGCCATTCTGGTCGGCTGTCGGCCTGGTCCAGCACAACCCCTCGGCCGCAAGCGCCGCGTGCATCTGATCTTTGGCTTTCATGGGAGCACCCTGCATTCCTGGTTGAGCGAAAAGACGCGCACTGCCTGGGCGGCGGACGTAACGCCGTTTTGCATCGCAGCGTTCACACGATCGAACCTATCCACCACATCGGGACCGGTGCCACTCGCGTTACGCCGCGAGCCTGACGTGTTCTCCGATGGCGTAACAGTTGACCCGATCACCTCATATGACGTGTATGTGAAGACTTGAGTCCCTAGCGGTTGCTGCGACATGCCCGTAGCGGTCACGCGCGCTCGCAGGTAGTAGCCATTCGCACCGTTGACCGTGGTGGCCGTGTCCCCCACCTGCGGGACATGGTATACGTCGTACTCTCCTGTCGCGGCCTTGAACCCGAGCGTGCCGTCAACGACTCCGGTGGCCGCGACCCACGTAGCTCCGTTGAATGTCTCCCATGCGACTGTGTAAGCCCCGATGCCAGACTGGCTGATTAGGACCTTGACGATCGCGGGCATCTCAACGGCCGGGTCGCCGCCGAAGTAGGTGGCATCGCCGATCGTGATGGTCGCGGGCAACAGCTCGACGTCGTCTATGGTCGGGTTCTGAGCCTCATCGGTTTGGTCTGTGAAGACGCCACCGTCATCGAGTTGGGCGCTGTACACTGGTTCTGCACGGCGAACCATGGCCTGGGTCTGCATATAGCCAGACCCAGAATTTCGGTCGAATGATGCGCGCCATGATACGTCCATCTGCGCATTCCCGCGCAGCCCGCGGTACTCCATGTACCAATCGCTGGTATCCGACGGGTTTTTTACCAGCCGCCACCTGGTGCTAGCTGTTACGCTAATCGTAGCCGGATCGACACCGTTTTCGTACGGTATAGTCACCGGCCCAGGGCCGGCGGGCAGAGAGACACTGACTTCGTGGCCTGGCTCAGCATCGACACGAACGACCGAGATTGAGGCTGCCCAGTCCGCCACAGATGGGTTGCCGGCCGCGACCAAGCCCACCTCATCGACATCGAGGTCGCCAGGAAGCTGGCGGAAGAAATGGTCTTGACGCCCGGAGTTACTGCAACCGCTGAAGTGGAGCACGGCCCCCGGGATCCGCTTGATCAAACCCGAGATCGCTACAGCGTATTCGTCCGCCGACGAGATGGCAACTGCCAGGTTGACTGTCACTAACCCCGCAGCGATTACGGTAGTTGGCCCGATCACGAAGCCAAGCGACCCACTCGTATCGACGATTGCAGAGAAGTTACTGCTCGTAAACGCTCCGATCACACCGCCGACCTCGTAGCTGATGAGGACAGGCCCGGAGATGTGTGCGGAGTCGGGGACAGCGGCGGCCCCAAGGACATTGCTGACGCGCAGGCCCCGGATCCCCGATGTGGTGGATTGGCCGAAGATGAGGGTCCGGCCGAAAAACGAGCTCGCGTGCACATCCCACGCCGCTGCGCCTGTGTTTTTGTTCTTTACTGCGATGTTGTTGATGACGACTGGACCTGAGATAAGGTCCCCGTCTACGTCTCCAACGATCTGGGCCTGACTCCACTGAAACGACGTCAAGAACCCGTTTTCGCCGCTGATGAGCCTCTCGCCTACTGGCACAGGTATCGTCCCATCGACCAAGATCGGGACATCGTAGGTCCATACGCCGGCTGGGCCCTCGACCGACAGCGCCGCGAACATCGCCCACGTTGTGACGATCTGCCAGTTGTCGCCGAGTTGGGTCGCTATGCCACCGCCACCGCCCCCGCCAGGCTCGCTCCCAGACGCCTCGGTCATCGCGCACCCTCGGTGAAGCTGCTGAGGTCGAGTGTTCGAACGAGGAGGCCGTCCCGCATGGGCGGAGTCTACCACACCGGCTGGCGTGAGTTAGCTCGCAGTCTGCCACGGGACCAGCGGGGCAATTAGATGAGCCCCGCTAGAGGAGGGTCTAGCGGGGCTCGGAGAGTCCGCGGCAGTCGGGTAGCGAGCCCTTCTCCGCGAGTGGTGAGATTTGTCGGCGGGCCCAGCGTCGAAGCTGGCCGCCTATGTCCGCAACTCACTGGCGCACCTTGATAGTCGCACACCACCCGCGACCCGTTCAGGATTTACACCACCCCACCTTGGGCGCATCCTCACATCGACGCCTGAACTTCCGAGCCGCAACAAGTGCGCTCACGAAGACGATGTCGAGGATCTCGGGCTGGTAGCACTCCGGCAAATATTGCCAGTGCACCGCAGCGCAGCGTTGAGGCCGAAGGGGCCGCGGGTCGACCACCACCCATCGACGTAGGGCTGGCACTCGGGGTCCAGGTGCCCGAGCTTCACCTGCCCGAGCCAACTGCGCCTCGACAGCATCGCGTCGCGCACGTGGATGCCCACCAGCGGGTTGTGCCTGCTCTCTCGCCAGGAGATGCGCTCGAGGCACCAGCGGGCCGCAGAAGGCGGGCTGAGGCCCAGGGCTAGAGCGAGAGAGCCCAACGGGTCACCTGGGGAGCGAGGGCGACGGCCAGCATGACGAGCACGGCGCGGGTGAAGAGCCTGTCCATGGGTAATTCTCGTTTATCGGACAGTCGGAGCCCGCCGCTCCTGCATGGTCACGTGGCCGCGCCGTCGAGGGTTGCCGCATAGCCCGCAGCTGCACACGCTGAAGTTGTCAGCCCGCAGCGACGCGACCTGGTCGAGGAATTCGCCGCCGAAGTGCGAGGAGAGCAGTCGTTTGGCGCGGGCGACCATCCGGGCCGAGTCCCGCCGCCGCCTAGCCCGCTTGGGTTCGGTGTGCCTGTCCATGGGTGGGCTAGGTTACCACGCCAGGGCCTATGTTCTTGGCGCGGCACCTGGAGCACGCGTCCCAGCCGGGCGTCTTCCACCGCTTGGACCGCCGGTAAGCGTATGTCCCGCACACGCAGCGAGCGACCCACCGGGACCCTCGGCCGCTCTTGGACTTCGGTCGCATGCCAGGGCCACGGTACCTGCCCTCGTCGCCGGCATAGCCCATGATGGTCATCAGCCCGCGCCGTGTCCCGGTGAGGTCGTTAGCCTTCTTGCAGCCTGGCCCACACCATGGCCACATCGGAAGCGGCGTCTCGCTTTCACCCTCGATGAGGCCCACGTCATGGCGCTCGGCCGGGGCGGTCACCCTTCGCGCGAGCGCGTCGATGGGTCGCCGGTTGCGCAGGTGCCTGAACTTCGAGCCTTCGGTGTCCCCGCTCATCGTGGGGCCTCGCCAGCCAACCGGACGTGAGCAATCTTCGACGCAGTATCGTCCTGCCAGCCGTAGGACCCGAGGACATGGCGCCCGCCTCGGTAGCCGAGCTGGAGTTCCACGAGCATGTCCTCGTTTGCGGACCAGCCGCCCGTGGCCAGCTCCAGTCGCCACTCGTCGCCGCGCACCGTGAGCCGGGCCACGCCGTAGCCTGTGGACTCCCAGCGCTCCGCGACGCGCCGTGCTTGAGCGATGTCGTACCGGGCCACGCCCTCCTGTGTAGGGGTGCTCATGACCCACCATCCTCCCACGGGAGAAGGTCGCCCCAGCCGGATTCGTCACGCCACTCTTTGGCCTTCGCGCGTGCCGCGTCCCGCTCACCGCGTAGGCGCTCAGCCTCGCGGGC